GCAGGCATCGCGGAACGCGTCCACGCGGTTCCTGCTGCGCCTAGCGAGGCACCAAAGCAGAAAGGCCAGGGCAAGCGATGAAGGGGAATTCCTATGTTCCGTTCATGCTGCGGCGCGGCGATGGCTCCACGCTGTCGCTGGATTTCACCGCGGGTGTCCTCGACCCGCGCCTGACGTTCACACGCACTACCAACGCCACCTTCATCAACTCGCAGGGGTACGTTGAGTGGGCGAACTCCAATATGTATTACAACACGGCGTTTGAGGGATTGAGCGGATCAAACCCGTCATTGACCTCATCCGGTTGGGCATATGCACTATCTACTGGTGGAACTGCCGTCTTCAACGGAGATGGAACGGTTACGGTTACCACGACGGCTGCGGAGCGTAGAGCGATCTTCCGGTCGCCCGGATTTTCTGGTGGCGGTCTTCGTGTCGTTGCATCGGTTGATGTAACGATTGCGTCCGGATCGCTAGAGGCGAGCCAGGTGATCGTCACTGGTACCCCGACAAACGCTCAGCACTACGTCAACGGTGTCATTTGGAACAGTTCCCACCCGATCTGGAACGGCGGAATCCTCCCTGTCGGTACGCAGTTCAACATTGCCTATGCGACTGACTCGCAGACAAGCGGAACGACCAGCATGTATTTCGGTGTCGGTTGCACAACGGTTATCGCCGGATCTGCCACGTTCTCCAATCCTCGTTGGACGATGTGGAAGGGGAGTGCAACCGTCCCGTACTACCCGAACACTTCCGCGACCAACAACAGCACCACCAATTACTTCAAGTCGAATGACTACCAAGCTCCCCGCTTCGACTACGACCCCACCACGCTGACTCCTCGCGGGCTGCTGATTGAAGGCAGTGCAACAAACCTTGTAACCAATTCGCAGAACATCACAACAGGTACTTGGACCGTCGGTGGAAACACTACCTTGACTGCGAATACCACCGAAGTTACTGACCCTGCGGGTGGAAACACCGCAACCAAAATTGCGCTCGCCGCGGGTGTGTATTGTTCTAGAGCGCAACTGGTAACGGTTCTTGCAAATACCGCTTACACATTCTCATTTTGGATTCGCGGCACAGCAGGATCACAACAGCGAGTTTTCGAGTATGAAGGTAGTGACTTGGTTTCGCAAACAACTCTCACTTACACGAATACTGGCTGGACTCGGGTACGGGTTCAATTCACATCGGCAACAAAAACCACGATATTTGTGTATGTGTGCAGCAAAAGCACAAGCGCCGGTTCTAGTGATGTTCTTTATGTGTGGGGCGGACAACTGGAATTAGGTTCCGGCGCATCCTCGTACATCCCTACGGGCACAAGCACCGTGCAGCGAGCGATAGATATTTGCACGATGAGCAACATTGCTGCGATCAACTACAACGCAAACGGCGGAACGCTCTTCGCGCACTTCAGCAATAACACCGAGAACGGAAACTTCGCAGGGTCAATTGCGTTCAACAATGGTGGAAACTACGCGCAGCGATTCCGTTGGGGCAGCGGTGTGTTGCTTGTGACGTACTTCCAGACCAACGGAACATCTGCACTTGGTTCCAATTTGAATGGCAGTCGGACATCACTTGGAAGCGCAAAGGCGGCTACTTCTTACTCGTTTGACGGAACAACAACCAGCACCGCTATGAGTATCAACGGAGCACAGGCAACGACAACGCCTACGAGTTCTGCTACATCTGGGGTGTCTATTGCTACGGCTTTGAGGTTGAACAGCGACAACAGTAGCGCAGGAACTGACTATCCAAGCATTGCAATTCGGTCAATCAAGTTCTGGCCGACTGGACTGACAATGGCACAAATGAACGCACTAACGGTGAATCCATGACCGACTACTACCTACGCACGAACACGGAAGCGCGGATGGTTGAGGCTTTCGCGGCCATCGGCGTTACGGTTCAACGCATCGATGGCGAGTGCCACGAACTTGACGGGCAGCGCATCGACATCGGATGGATTGGCCCGGTTACATGGACTGACCCAGCGACTGGACAGACCCAAACTGATAGCCGCTTCCATGCGAACTTGCGCGTAGCCGGAGAACTGACCGAGGCTCAGGCCGCAGAGCTTCCAATCCTAAACCCTGCACCATCTATCCCCATGAGGGTTTGGGCATGAGAACGAACCTGAACGACACCGGCGCAGTTACCACCGCGATCAGCGTGGCCGATTTCAAAGTTTTCGGGCGCATCTTCCATACCCAAGATGACACCGCCTTGGGCGATATGGTGCTAGCCGCCACGCAGGTGATCGAAAACGAAACGCGGCGGGCGCTGATCACGCGTTCGTTCACCTACTCGCTGGAGGCGTTCCCCACCGATGGCGAAATAGTGTTGCCGCGTTCGCCATTCATTTCGGTTTCCAGCATCACCTACACCGACGCAGCCGGGGCCACCCAAACGCTTTCCGCGAGCGCCTACAACGCGTTCAGCGTCAACGGCATTGGGCGGGTGATCCTGAAGGGTTCGCAATCGTGGCCCAGCACGCTTGGTGAGGGGGCGCTTGATGTGTCCGTGGCATTCACCGCGGGCTATGGTGCGGCGGCCGCGAACATTCCCCGCGCCCTGGTACACGCGTGCCTGCTGCAATGCAGCCACATGTACGACAATCGCGCGAGCGTGGCGATGGCTGCGGCACCTGTTGAAATCCCGATGACCGTGCGCCGGTTGATCGTGCAGTATCAGGACGGGGGCTACTGGTGAACCCCGGCAACATGCGCGTGGCGCTGGAGCTGCTGGGGGCCACTACCACGCTGGATACCTACGGGCAGCCCATCCGCACGGTGAACGCCGCGGGCACGGGGACCATCCTGTTTGCCGAAATCAGAAACGCGACCCCCAGCGAGCGGATGAACCACAAGCAGTTGGATCAGGTGGTCACGCACGCTATCCGCCTGCGGTGGAATCCAAATGTGAGCCACCGGAGCCAGTTGCAGACCGTATCGACCGAGGGCGGGATGACGCGTCGGGTGTGGGAAATCGTGACCGTGACCGATTGGCGCGAGCGCCGAGAGTTCCTTGATTGCATGGCCACGGAGATCGTGCAGTAGTGGCTAGCGCGCGCCAAAGGATGATCGTGGAAGGGATGCCGGAGTTCCGGAAAACCATCCTTGCGATGACCGGCCGCGAACTGGATGACACCGTGTTGAAGGTGTTGCAGGAGATGGGCGAGCCAACGCAAATGGCGTTGCTCCAGTACTTCGATTCCCTCACCGGCAAGCACGATGGCGAAAGCCTGCAACGCGCGTTGCAGCACCGCTGGTGGAACAAGAATCGAAAACAGGGACTGCCCGTGGGCTTTACTAGAAACCTTGCCATCCAAGCCCTTGTGCGCGATGGCAAGGATGGGTGGGGCTTCAAGGTGGCAAAGCTCAAGCGCGGCGTGGGCTACCTGCTGCGCTTGAAGGCGTGGGGCCCCGGCATGTTCCTTATGGAGTCCGGCCGCCATTCGAAGCGTTCTTACCGCGGGTTCAACGGGGCGTTTTCGATCCTGAAGCGGTTCCGGTACACGGCTGAAAGCCAATTGAATCGCAAGTTGCCCGAAGTGTTTGAGCGCCTAGCGGCCAAAGCCGCGGCGCGGAATGGGGTGAAATGAGTAGCACCATCATCGCAGCGATCCGCCAGGGCTTGGTTCAGAACACCGCGGTGACAACGCTGGTGCCGGAATCCCGGATCACTTCCGCCTATCGCCAGGACACCGGAACCCTGCCCGCCATCGTGCTAACGGTGCAGACTGACGAGGCCGTGAGCCCGTCATTCCCCCGCACCGATTGCCTGCGCCGTATGGGAATGAACATTGAGTGCGTGGCGGCCAGCCTGAAGGCCGCGCGCGAACTGGGCGAGATCGTGCGCCGCGCAATGCATGGCGCAGCCGGTACGGCGAGCAGCACAACCATCCATGAAATCCGTGAAAACGGCATCACATCAACTTATGATGTGGGCGCAGAAGGCACGGAAACGGGAATCCACATCGCGGTGGTATCGGTCGATGCCTACTACCGCGCGCAATCGGTTGCACCCACCACCATCACCACCCCCGGCGGGTAACACAGAGAGGAAACGCACATGGCCGCATTCACGAGTTTCGGAACCACGCTCAAGGTTGGCCCACTTGCCAGCGGCGCTTATTCAGCGCCAAGCGCAGCGGTTGGCGAAATCCTTTCGCTGAACCTTGATGGCCTCAAGCTGAACACCATCGATGTTTCGAACCTGGGCAACCAGTTTCGCACCTACGCGGCGGGCCTGATCGATAGCGGCACCGTGTCGCTTGAGGTGAATCTTGACCCCGATGACGCGCAGCAGGTGACCGTGCTGGGCCAACTGGATGTGACCGCGGCCACCACCCGCCCGGCGCTGAAGTCCTGGCTGATCACTTTCGGAACCACCGGAAATCTTGGTGCAACCTTCGCGTTTATCGGGTTTGTGACCGATATCAGCGTGAAGGGTGCGATGGATTCGGCGGTCACCGCGTCGATCAGCATCAAGATTTCCGGAAGCGTCACCTTCACGGATGTGGACTAAACCGTGAGCGACCTGAAAGCCAAGTTTCTCGCACTCCGGGCCACCGTTCCTACCGAGCAGGTGACGGTGCCCGGAGTTGGCGTTGTGACCATGCGCGGGCTCACCGCAGGCAAGCGCGACGAATGGGAGCAGCGGATTTGGAGCGCCAAGGGAAAGACCCTCACCAACATCCGCGCCAGCCTCGTGGCCATGTGCGCGTATGACGGTGACGCTCCGATGTTCAGCGCCGCGGACATCGAAGCCATTGGGGACATGCCCGCATCCGTCATTGATGAGTTGTACGACATCGCCACGCGTCTTTCGGGCATGGGTGCGAAGGACAAGGAAGCCATCGAAAAAAACTGATTGAGCGGCCGCTACGCAGGTTCATGTTTCAGTTGGCGCTTGCGTTGGGCCGCACAGTTGCGGAACTAGAGGAAACCATG